GTCTAGCTGGCTGTAACTATTATGACCATGATGAAATGGTAGAAACTTATCTTGAAGCCAAACAATCTATCCTAGCCCTAATCGTGCAGTCTAATAATAGGGCAAGAATGAATGAATTAGAAAAATTGCTAGTAAGGGCTGAATTAACTGATAACATGATTGACCCAATTAGTCTAAAAAAAGATTTAAAGTATGCTATCAACCAATTGCAAACTATATTAAACAAGGGAGGGAAATAATAATGGGCGTATTTGATACATATGGCGAAAGGCAGATGAAAATTGGTGAACCTTGGTGCAAATATTTTAAGGTAGGTGATAATGTATCTGTTTCAGAGGTTGATGATGGCGTTTATATTGACGATGATGGTAAAGCCATAGTTATAAAAGGCAAAATATTTATTGGTGAATTTGACTGTTTTGATTGCTACGGAGATAAATATAACTTTGAAGTTGAGAAACAGTTATGACATCTAACCCTCTAACCCCACAGATAGTAGATAAACCAGTTATGATTAACGAACAAACAAAGGAACAATAATAATAAGGAGGACAGGGCAATGGCAACAAATAATACAGGCACAGATAATACTGGCTACAGGAACTCAGGCGACTGTAACTCAGGCTACTGGAACTCAGGCAACTGGAACTCAGGCTACTGGAACTCAGGCTACTGGAACTCAGGCAACAGGAACTCAGGCTACGGGAACTCAGGCTACAGGAACTCAGGCAACTGGAACTCAGGCAACGGGAACTCAGGCAACTGGAACTCAGGCAACTGGAACTCAGGCAACTGGAACTCAGGCTACTGGAACTCAGGCTACGGGAACTCGACCAGTCGAGAGAGTGGTATATTCTGCACAACCGAGGGGACTGTAAGGCTATTTAATAAAGACACTAATCTTAAATGGGATGAAATTGACCACCCTGATTTTGATGAGTTCTATCTAAATAAGTGGATACCAGAATCAGACATGACCGACGGGGAAAAGAAAGTTGACCCACAATTCTTTGTGCGAGAAGGTTATCTAAAAACCTACACTTGGGAAGAAGCGTGGGCTAACTACTGGAAAAATAGCGATGAAGAAGAACGCCAGAAAGTATTAAATCTACCCAACTTCGACTCTACTATATTCCGAGAAATCACTGGTATAGACGTAGAAGTTAAAGACGATGACGTTCAGAAAGCAATAGACCTACTTATTTCTAAGGGCAAACTGAAAGACGGAAAGATATTAAACTAATGACCGACACTACCAACTCACAAACAAACGATATATTAGATGAACAGATAGACGATATGTTTGAAACATTTGCCTGTGATTTACATAATCTTTTACCTGATGAAGCTATGAAATATGGCAAAGAAACTGTTTTTGCTATTCTAGAGCAGTCTAATAATAGGGCAAGAATGAATGAAGCCGAACTATTTTTAGTTAATCTTCACGATAATAAAAGTTGCTCAACTTGTTATGGAAATTATTGTAGATTTAGAGACCATCTTAGCCAATTACAAACTATATTAAACAAGGGAGGGAAATAATGGGAAAAGTTATAGATAGTAAACCTATATTCACTATTGGGGTATTAAATAATGGAGTAATATTTACCTATAAAACTAATATGGGGACAGATAAGAAAGCATTATTCTCATCGACTGCTAAGGCACGAGAATGTATTGACCGCTATCTTCAAAAACAATATCCAGATAAAGTATTTTTTATAAATGCTATAGGACAGAGGACAAAACTATGATACACAAAGCCCTAGAAGCTATATGCGACCATTGTGGTGCATCTATCTTATATACTCGGTCCAACACTGTACCTGAGACTAGAAAACGTGTTAAAGATTTAGGACATCTTATATGCAAGGACAAGTGTTTCTGTGACCAAGGTTGTTGCGACAAATGGTGGATTAGTAAAACTAAAGGTATCCTAGACCAATATAAGGAGGAATTATGAATCCAATGAACCCAGACCGAGATTTTACTCATTATGAACCTGAAACTACTCCACTAGATAAAGACACTAGTTTAGATAGTAAGATAGATGGAATCCTAGACCGTTTCTGGTCGAGAACTCCTATAGGTGAAGTTGGTGCGTGTCGAGAACGAACCGTACAGCATATATTGGATATTATCAACCAAGAGAGACTAAAAGAGCTAGATTCAATGAACGGCTATTTAAACGAAATTAATGAAGAGCATCTTTGTTATGGAGATATTACTATTATTGGCGAGCAAATCGCTGACCATATAAACGAACTCACTCAACAATCTAATGGAGGTAAACCAGTTATGACCAACTCACAAACAAAGGATAATAACAAAGGAGAGCAAGTAATGATTAGACACCGTGCAGATATTAATAATAATTTATAGGAGCAATAAAATGTCAAAGCAAGAAACAATCACATTAAACGGTAAAACTTATATTGAATACATCGAAGGTAATGAGGTTAAACCAGCAGTTGAAACCGACCACATAATCGTGATAGCCCAAAGGGGTTGGATATTTGAAGGATTGAAAGATAAGAAAGTCAAAGATAAAATCCAATTACTAAATGCTAGCGTAGTTCGTTCTTGGACAAACGGAAAAGGTATCGGTGGATTGTGTAATAAAAGTAATAAATCAGATTACAAACTTGACCCAGTTGGGACAGTATCATTTCCTAATGAGGGTGTAATCTGCACAGTCGATATTACGGAGTGGTAGTCTTATGAACTACAATAGAAACCCTAATACAGCTGACGAAGCACAGCCAATAGCATTACACGCTAACGGCAACGGCGACGGCTACGGCTACGGCAACGGCTACGGCGACGGCTACGGCTACGGCAACGGCTACGGCAACGGCTACGGCGACGGCTACGGCTACGGCAACGGCTACGGCAACGGCTACGGCAACGGCTACGGCTACGGCAACGGCGACGGCTACGGCTACGGCTACGGCAACGGCTACGGCAACGGCTACGGCTACGGCAACGGCGACGGCAACGGCTACGGCAACGGCGACGGCGACGGCGACGGCTACGGCGACGGCTACGGCTACGGCGGTATATTATAAATGAACCCTCTAACCCCACAGATAGTAGATAAAGTAAAAGGAGAAATACTATGTTAAATGCTGAACAAGCAGTTAAAGATGATATTACTGCCTATAAGTCAACTATGAAATTATCAGAAATAGTTAAAAAGGTAAATACTATAAGCAAACAGCCATTTGATTGGTCAGAATTAGATGAGATTATGGTCGAACTACACGCTAAACTTACCGAACATGAATGGGTGATTAAAGATGAAAAAATACGAGATGAGTACGAAAGATTATTTATTAACCACGTCGTCAAAAGATTTAAGGAGCAATTATGACCGATAAGACACCACAGGGGGATGAAAAGGTAATTGGATTATGACAGACGAAAACAAGGTAGCTAAGTATGGCAGTATAGCCGCTTATAACCAACATATGAGGGACATTGCCCGCAAGCCACGTCCTAACAGCAAAGGCGGCTCATTCAAGAACAATAGTAAGTTAGCATCTGAGATGGCTAAGAAATCATGGCAAGTTAGGAGGGCTAGTAATGAACAAACAAGATGAGATTATGATACTAATCTGCGGTGTTATATCTCTAGTAGGTATAGCGTTTATAGCCTACTTTTACGGTACAGTATTGGCAATGGTAGTATAATCAGAGCAGTACATTAAAAATTCATACAGTTATAAGTGGCTAGTAGTGTCATAAGAGTTTTCCAGAGCTTACTGGTGGCTTTTAGCTACGTACGGCTGTATGAATTAGCACAATACATCTCAGTCACAATGTCTTCATAGCATAACGGTTAATGCATCGGTGTGAAGCTCCGAGGAACACAGTTCAACTCTGTGTGTTGACACCAAACTTAACAAAGGATAAATACGAGTAAACTATCAAAGTTTCCAATATCATTTGAATTTGATCGAACGCTACGAGATATTAAAAAGGATATTAAGGATAGGACTGTGTGATTATTAAATTTATTACCAATTTTTTAAATAAACTATTTAAACGTAAAACATCTTATGAATTATTAGTTGATGAATACAATAAATATAGTAATGATATTAATAATATTATAGGTGTACCAGAAGAATTTAAGGGAAAAGGAGAATATATGAAACAAATATATTATTGGTTTAAATGGCACTTTATTGTAAATCGAGTATTAAAGAATAAAATGAATGACGCTGTAGAAAAAATCAAAGGTAAAATTGGTGATGAAATGGACAAACAAATTAGAGAGTTATTTAGCCATGAATTTAATGGTTTAGATTGCATCATTAATAATGACAATAAGTCAGTTAAGTGATATAGTTAAACTATAAATACCCTTGACAAATAACGTAAAGTTTGCTATAATATATACAGAATTGATTGAGAAGTTAATTCTAAAATCGAAGCGTAACATTATGACACTATAAGGGCAAGTCGGAACACTCCTACCCACGATAGAGTAACAGCTAGCCTCTCGTACAGCACTCCATATACAAAGTGGGGTGTTTTTGTTATAATATGGATATTATGGAAGCTGAAACTCTGAAAAATAATTCAGTTGATGGATCAAATAAGAATGGCGGAGCTAGACCTGGTGCTGGCCGTCCAAAAGGTGGTATGAACGAAGATACTAAAATACGGATGATAGCTAAAAAGCATTTCATTGATCGTGTTGCCAAGAATACGGATAAACTATTCAATGCTCAACTTAACAAAGCTATAGGTGAAACATATCTAATGCGTGTTACAACTATCGGCAAGGTTAAAGAAACAGAAGTAGTAACAAATCAAGAAACTATCAAAGCGTATTTAGACGACACATTAGAAGCTGATGATAATGAATATTATTACATATCTACTAAGCCAACTGATAACATGGCTATACAAGGATTATTAGACAGGGCATTTGGTCGTGCAGCTGAAAAAGTTACTATAGATGGTGAGATGAAGAATACACACAGCCTAATCGAAGCCAGTGACGAGGAGTTAAATGAGCGAATACAGCAACATCTCCGACGGCATCTCAATAGTTGAGCTTCTTGATGAGGCTGATAGACGTTATGCACGTAAAGATTGTGTGTTCTTTATAGAGCATTACCTAATGACTTATGATCCACGCCCTGAAGCAGCACCATATAATCTAGATTTTATATTGTATGATTTCCAAAAAGACTATGTCAATGGGTTAGTATATGCTATTAGAAATGGGTATGATTTATTTGATGAGAAGTCTCGCGATATGGGTGTATCATGGCTTGCTCTAGCAGTAAGATTCTGGATGTGGCTATTTGAAGACGGTTATCAAGGGTTACTCGGCTCACGTAAAGAGGAGTATGTAGATGATGGTACTTTAGCTTCGCTATTCGGTAAGTTAGATTATTACATTCAAAACATTAAAGACCAGTTGTTATTACCTGAAGGCTTTGACATTAAAAAGCACCGGACATATATGAAGCTAACTAATCCGGTAAATGGTAACGTCGTAAAAGGTGAATCATCGAATAAAAACTTCTCACGTGGCGGACGTTACAAAGATGTATTCTTTGATGAGTTGGGATTTTGGCCTGATGCTAGAAACTCATGGACTGCAGCAGGTGATGCCACGAGATGTAGGCATGGCGTTACTACTCCGCCAGATACTCCAAGCTACGCTAAGGTTTTACGTTATTCTGATAAAGTAAAAGTTCGTACGTGGCATTGGCGCTTACACCCCCATAAAGACGATAAATGGTATGAGTATGAAAAGACTAGACGATCAGATGAGGAAGTCCTACACGAGTTAGATATTAGTTGGGAGTATTCAAATACTGGTCGTCCATACCCAGAAATAAGCAACATAACTATCGGACAATACCCATATAACGAAACGACACCATTATACATCTCGATTGATTTAGGGCTTGATGCTATTGCTGTTGGTTGGTATCAACCTATACCTAACACTGAATGGATAGTCCTAGTTGATGCTTATGAGGCTAATGACAAAGTGATTGATTGGTTTTTACCTTTCTTCGGTTGTGAGTTTGACCCAGCATTTACTTATACGGATAAAGATCTAGAGTTTATCAAGCAGGTCAGACACTGGAAAGACCCTATATTCTTTGGCGATCCATCTGGAAAGGCTAGGCATGTTGAGAGTGGTATCGCTCCTTACACAATCCTTTACAATCATGGAATTAAAGTACAAGTTAATGAGTTAGAGAATGATTGGATGGCGCGTAGAGATGCAACTCGTAAATTAATCTCTCATTTATGTATGAATGACAATGAACGCACTCGATGGTGGTTGGAATGTATCAAGAACGCTCACTATCCACGTAGAGAGGAAACATCACAGTCTACTTCCGGTATTACTAAACCAGTGCATGACTGGACTTCACATCATCGTACTCAAACTGAATTCTTTAGTGTAAATTATAAGATAGTACCAGAACCAACCGTAAGCGAACGTCAACGTATACAATCTTCTGAACTAGCATATATGGATGATAACGGTAGAATGGTTGGCGCTGGTATTGATGTAGCTAAAATATTAAAGGATGCCAATAGGAGACGACGGTGATAACTTCGATGATAATCTCCAAACAGGAAGTATCAACAGCCCATGCTTATTTCTGCATGAGTTGTAAGACACATTTATTTGATCTTAACGGCGACATACTATTACTATGGACTGGTGAGGGCTATCCGCCTAAAGAAATACCGTTAAATATGTTTTGGGTTAGACAGCGTTGTCGTGGTTGTAAGAAAGACTACAATATATACTTTCAAGCATAAATTACAGATTAGAAATAAATTAAGTATAGTATATAATAATGAACGTGTGATATATTGAACGCATGAATCCTAGCATTTATACAACCCCACTCTCAGACCCAGCAGTTGATGACTACTCGCATCAAGACGGGGTGATTGATACATTCCCCACTCTAGACTTAGACTTACCAGATCAACACATTATTCAGACATTACATGGTAGAATTGAAAGTTCTATTTCTTACTGGAATGAACTGAATGGCTTTAATCTACATGATCAGCGTATCAAGAACCTTAAAGCTTTTAAGGGTGATCCCGTACGAGAGAACCAATTATATTATCAAGAGAACCAATGGATGGATAATGAAATATTTGTTGGTGTTGATTCTATCGTTGCCTATACGACAGCTGAACCATCACGATCAGAGGTATATCCAGCCAACGACAGCGTAGAAGCTAAAGCCTATGCAGTCGATCTTGAAAAATACCATCAAGCCCACGCTAAGAAGTTCCATCTAGCTAAAAAGACCGAAATATCTGTATTAAACTTATTAACTCAGCATCTTGGAGCTATTAAGTTGTGTTGGAATCCTAATTATGGTCAGAACGGTGAGATTATACCAAGTACGGTCAATCCATCTCATCTTATTTTAGATAAGAACTTCAAGTTAGGAGAGAACCCTGAGTTTATAGCTGAAGTTATGAAAGATAGCCTCGAAGGGCTTATATCCAAGTTCCCCGATAAAGAACAAGAGATCATGCAGATGTTTGGTATTAAACGTAAAGGCGCACAAAACATTTCTCGTGAAATAGCTTACAGAGAAGTACAGTTCACTTACTATGATAAAAAGAACAAACCGCAGGAAGCTATTGCATGGTATGTTGGCAAACTAGTACTCGATAAGAAGCGCAACCCTAACTGGCTATATGGCAATGAGGGTACTAACTTCCTAGATAACCCTATGAAATCTTACATATTCTTTAACCTTGTGAATGATGGTGAGCATGGGGTAGATCTTACTGGACCAGTTGCTCAGGCTACATCAATGCAAGAAACATTGAACCATGAAGGTCAACAAATATCCCAGAATCTACAGACAGCTAACGGATCTCGTGTTATCCGTTCTGGCGCAATGACTACAGATCAAATGGAAAATTGGGATCAACAGCCTAATCAGACCGTCGCAGCTGAAGTCAAACCTGGTGAGAAACTCCAAGATGTTGTTATGCAGTTACCACCACAGACTGTATCCGGTGAACTCATTAATGATCTTAACAATTCCCGCAATACGATACATGGTATTCTTGGTACTCCATCAGACTTTAGGGGCGCAGATGACGGCACTGCTCCAACAGCTAGCCAATCTAACCAGATTAAGAATCAAGCATCCGGTCGTCAAGATAAGATCATTCGTGCTATTGATGCAGCCATGGAAGATTATTACAATCTCCTAACACAAATGATGGTAGTTTACTATACAGAAAAACACTGTCGTACTATTAATGGCGGTGATGGCAACTTCGATCATATAGAAATGCATCGAGAGAAAATCTTGAATGGCACTACCGTAACAGTCCAAGCAGGTACTACTTTACAATTTGATAAAGCTCGACAAGAGGCTGTTGCACAAAATGCCGCCGAATTAGGTTTCTTAGCACCATATGATTATTACCGATTGATGCACATGGACCAACCGCAGAAACTGTACGATAACTTAATGAAGTTTAAGACTGATCCGCGCCAACTAGCTGTCGATCTATTAGATGATGACCAAAATAAAGATGCTATCATTGACTTCGTACAACTCATAGAGGGCAAAGAAGTAGAACAACGTGAAGATGCTGACATGAGTTATATAGAACAAATGCGTAAACTATTGTTAGATGAAATCACTAAACCGAAAAAGTCTAATAAATACCTTCAGTTATCTAGTAAGCAACGTAACAATATTATAAAGTTTATAAACTTGACACTCGATTCAGTCGAAGTTAGAAAAGAATTAGAGGATTTGACTAAGCAAGAGGAAGAAACTCCAACCATAGTACCAATGCCAGCTGATATTCAAGCGACCATTCCTCAACAGCCAATGATGGCACAACCTCAGGGTATGCCGATGCAACAGCCAATGGTGCAACCACAAATGCAAAATCCTCAAATGCCAATGCAGCAGATGCAAGCTCCAGCTATCCCACCAGGAATACAAGGTATAATGCAACAAGCTCAACAACCGTTGCAAGCTCCTAATTTGAACCCAAGCCAACCAATGCCACCACAGACAGTTTCATCATTGCCACCAATGTGATAAGATAAACTTAATAAACGAGGTATCACAATGAACCCAGAAGCTCCAGCAACAAACGAAGCTCCAGTAGCTCCAATAGTAGACACTCCAGCATTCAAAATGCCACCACTTAATAGAGATATACCATTATCTCAACAAACTGGTAAGATTATGAAAATGATGGAAAATATGCCAGACAAGGTAGAACCAAAAAATGATAACAAAACAGATGGTACCGATGTACATACAGATAAGACAAATACGGTTAAAACAGATGATACATCGACAACCACTACAGATAATAAGAATGAAAATCAAACCTTTGATGAAGATGACGAAGACGAACCACAAGTAACGCCATTTGAAGTTAAAACATGGCAGGAATATGTTAGTTCAAATATCCAACCTATTACTATAGTTGGTAAGGTCGGTGATGAAGTTAAAGAGTTTAAGGTATTCATAGAGGATCAACTACCAGTAGACTTCCAATTTAATAGTGATGTAGATCGTATGAAATATACTCGTGCTTTTGATAGGCTAGAACGAAAAGCTGAATCACTACAGCAAGAGTTCTTTAATAAACAACAGCAAGAAAATATTCGTCAATTTGAGATCCAAGAAGCCAAAGATATATCTACCGACTTAAAATGGCTACAAAACCACAAGATAGTTCCTGAATTCAAATATGATGAAACTGACTCACGGTTTAACTCTGACCCAGCTGTTAAAGAAGCTAATGAAATCTATGATCTATATAAGAAGATCAATAATGACTACGCCCAAAAGTATATGAACACCAATAGATCATTCCGCATCAGTTATAAAGATGCTGCTGATAAATACTATGTTAATAAAATGCGTAATGTTCCTAAAGACACTCAAAAACCAGCCGATAAAACACCGATACAAAAGCAGCGCGATGAGATAGGGGGCAAAGTTGGTTCACCTCAAGGTGGTGAAGCACACACTATTAAGCCACGAGCCTTTGCGGGTATGTCAATGTCAGATATTAATAGATTAGCGAGAGCAGGTAAAATATGAGCAATGATGCAATTTTAGTGATAGCCATACTTAAAAGCCTTAAACTATTAAGTGTGAAAGAAGCCCGTAATCTGTATGATGAGCTGAAATACAAGAATGTGTCTACTTCACTAGATGATAACCTTAAAATGATCGACGAAGCATTTAAGAAGCATTCCATTGGTAAGCAAACAGTATCATCTCAGATGATAGTTGGTGGTAAAACAATCCGTGTATCTAAATAAACTATTGCATTCATAAAAGATGTGGTATAGTTGTATTATAAAAGCCTGAGCCAACGGGCTTTTTTTTATATCTAAAAAATAGGAGAAAAGAATAATATGGCAGGAACAATTTTTAGCAACCGACTGACGGATATTACTTACCAGTATATCTTGCCTGTCTTAATTGATGGTGTGAGCAATTCTAATGTGTTCACTGCCCGTATGTTAAGCAATACGCAGGACTGGGAAGGCGTTAGTTATCAAGTACCAGTACAAATAGCATTTAGCCAAACTGGTGGCTCATTTAACGGAATGGATGCTTTCTCGACAGCTGTTACAAACAACACTCGTCAAGCTAGTTTCTATATCACAGGTTTTAATCAACCCATCACAGTTCCAGGTATTGAAGAAGCGGTCAACTCGAATAGCGACTCACAAGCTATCAAGTTGTTCACAGCTAAAGCTGATGAAGCTCGTATCTCGGCAGCTGATGCAATTGGAACACAGTTCTACTCATTCGGTCTTGGCAAAGACTTTGACGGTCTTGGCAATATCGTAGATAGCGGTACTACTTCACCAACTTACGGTGGTCTAGCACGCGCAACTTACCCATTCTTAGTAGCAGATGTTACTTCGGTAGCAAACAATACTATCACCCTAGATTATCTTGGTTCAGAGTTTGACAATGCTTCGGCGGCTAGCTCGACATCAGAATCTCCAACGATGGGGCTTACAACTAAGAGCATTTGGACATTCGTCGAAGGTTTGTTAGTACCTATGATTAGCGCACGCTATGAGGCACTTGCAGTTCGAGGTTATGACCGTGTTGACGGCAAAACTCCAATGGGTACATCAGTACCATCAGGTGATGCTTCATTAAGTGGTTCAGCAGGATTTATCTCGATCACTTTCCGTGGTCGTCCAATCGTTGCTGATGACAAAGCTACAGCACAAACATTCTTCTGGATCAATGAAAAGTATCTCGCTTTCCACGTCCAAAAGAGTTCAGATACACTTCGTGAAATTAGCTCTACTGTTGAGAAAATGGAAGGCTTCTATGAAGATGTACCATTCCCATCAGCATTCCAATTCCGCGATATGATGAGTGCAATTAACCAATTCGGTAAAGTCGGTGTTCTTATTCTTCTAGGTAACTTGATTGACAAGCAACCACGACGTAACAGCAAACTAATTGCAATAACAGGTAATTAAGGAAAGGTTAAGGGGAGAATAATATTATGCAAACAGGTCCAATTTTTCTAACAGCATCGGACATCTATAATCTTACTACTACGCAAACACAAGCATACGGTAGTGTAGGTGTCACCCAAGATGGTCGCCGTTACCGATACGTAAGTTTCGGTGGTACGTCAACCATCACTTCAGGTAAAGTAGTCACTGCTCCAGTAATCACAGCCTCTACAGCTGGATTCCAAGGTATGACGATTACTGCAGTAGGCACAAGCACACAAGTTACTGCAAACTTAGCGCTAGGTTCAACAACTATTGTTCTATCTAATACTGGCGCAACAGCCATTACACAAGATATGTTCAAAGAAGGACATCTTGATGTCCTAGTTGGAGCATTAGGTATTACTTCATCTTACTCATATAAGATTGTCGGTAACACTGCAGCAGCAGCTACAAGTGGTTATGTTACTATCGAACTAGATGAGGCTCTAAGGAATACTACAGCCCTTGTTCCCGGAACAGATACATGTAACATTCAAGTTAGCCCATACAGCGCGGTGAATACTTCAAGTACAGCGGCTAACGTTGTTGGTGTAACAATCATGCCAGTTCCTAACACTGCTTCAGTAACTAACTACGGTTGGGTACAGACAAGTGGTGAATCAGCAGTCATTAACGATGCAAACGTTATCATCACGGTTGGTGGTGCATTTGCTCAAAGTACAACTACTCCAGGTGCAGTGATTACAGCAACGGCTTCAACGCTGCCTATTATTGGTCGCGCACGAGTAGCTATGGCTCAATCGGCTGTAAGCCCAGTAGATCTCTGCATCTCTTAATTTAGAAAGGAATAGATTATGGCAACACAAGATTCAGGCAAATATAGTGCAGCTATAAAGGCAAGTGGTATTAGACTTAGCACTAATGAACCTCTTATAGCTCTAGGCACAGTCACCTTGCCAGCAGCAACTACTATCGGTGGCTCTACTGTGTCGGCACTTGGTGTGATAACATCTGCCTCAGCTACGGCTTTAGCAGTTGGTCTCGCGGGTGCAACTAACTCAGCATTCGTAGTAGACAGTTCAACCGCTACACAAGCCGCTGGTTTGAAAGTAACTGGTGCAGTAGCCGCAGGGACAGTAGCTTTGGCTGCTATCTCATCTGGCGCGGCTGCCGGTCTTTCGATAGATGCTAAGGGAACTGGTTCATTAGTAATTGGCGGTACTTCAACTGGTACGCTATCAATTGGTAGAACTGCGAGTGGGGTAGTATTTGGTGGAACAACAAACACTACTATAGCTACGCAAAACGGTACGCCAACAGCCGCTCAGATGCTTGGAGGTTTGATAACTCATGCCTCTACAACTGGTGTTGGTACTCTAACAATTCCAACAGGCACATTATTATCAGGAGCTATCACTGGTGTTGCAACTGGTGACAACTTCTGGGTAGTATATGCTAATACTGGTAACCAGACTGTTACTTTAACAGCTGGCGCAACTGGTGTAACTCTTACAGGTACAGTGGCGGTAGCTGCTGGTAAGAATGCTCAGATGTTCTGCGTATGTACTGGCACGAATACTTGGATAATTAACTGTACAGTTAGTGCCTAGTTAATTAAACAAACAATTATAGCCACTTCGGTGGCTATTTTGTTTTATCATCATATGTGCTTTAATTAAATCATGAAAGAATCTCTACTCGAAAAACGAGCAGCCGTTGAAACTAAGTTCAGCGAATTGCAAACAGAGCAAACTAAAATAACCGAAGAACTTATTAGGTTACAAGGTGAATATCGAACTTTAACTACTCTTATTAATGAGCAAGAAACTAATAAAAAGGGGAAATAATGGACGAAGATTATTACGGTAAACCTGCCAAAGACAACGAACAGAAAACAGTTCAGGAGCGTTGTAGAGAATATTATGCGATAGGCGATTTTGTCGTTGTAATGAATATCGATACTAACCCGTTTGCATATCAAGTACAGCGTGTCGAAAATCAATCATTCGATCAACCAGATACTGTCCATATGAATATTACCAACGTTAAGAACCCCGAACGTATCACTATGCAACCAGGTGAAACTCGTCTAGTACCAGCTTACGAAGCCGATTTAATGATTAAGGCTCTAATGGATAAAATAGTCTATGCTAATCGGGGTAAAATTATATCTGAATCAGGTACTCCTAAAGAGTCAGTATCAGACCCAGACACTCAACGTAAATATATTTCATCTATTTATCAAGGCAAACGCGACTTCATGCAAGAATATAATGATTCACTTAAAAAGCCTGATGTGTCTGGAGACCTAGAAGATGAGCCTACAAGACCAACTAAAGTCTCTGCTAAATAACGACGAGTTTTTATCTAAGATAGAAATACTCGACAAACAAATAACTCAGAAAACGAGCATTATTAAAAGTCTTGAGAGTGATATAATAAATCTAGAATCTAAGCTACAAACCGCTTCGGATAACTCGGATAAAGAAATATCTAAACTAGCCGATCTCATTGATCTAAAACGCAACGAGCTAACTATTACCAAACGTGCCTTAGATAATGCTCAAGAAGATGTAAAAGAATCTAGGAAATCTCTTAAATCTATTCGAGATGATATTAAGAATCAAACTACCTATTTTAATGAAGAACAACTAAAAATCAATGAGATAATCAATAAGTGGAACGATCAGTTACGAGAGTTTCAAGAAGCCGATAATGAGGTTAAGGTTAAGAGAGAATCAGTCAATCGAGACATTATACGGTTAGAACAGGATAAAATCGACCTAGAGACTAGTGTTAAAACTATTGAATCTAGAAGTGTAGAACTTGATGGACAGTATCAAATTAAGGCTAAAAATTACCGAGATCAACTTCAAACTATTAAAAATAGTGTGCAACAGGGCGAACAAAATCTATTGGAGCTAGAGCTAAAAAATAAAGCACGTATTGAAGCCTTAGACACCCGCGAACAATCCATCGTAATTAGAGAACAAGCCTTACAGCAAGGTGAACTTAATATATTATCAAGAGAGAAGCGACTTAATATGAAGTTAGGTCTATCAAAACTATCAATCGAGTGATAATATGGATATAGGAAGCCTGAGCAACAGGCTATTTTTATTATGCAGCCAAACCATACACGAATACCATTTGACGACAACCGAAAACCATTTCTAACCGCATTATCGGCGCTTGGAGATGGTAGCGCTGTTTCATTAAAAGCTGACCCTGCAACTGGTGCATTATTGAATGTATCAATGGGGAGTCTCATCACTGAACTTTATGATTATATTTCCGTAGCTTATCCGATCAATACTACCGAAGTTTACACGTTTAAAACGGGCGGTTCAGGCGGTACTACTGTGGCTACGATTACCGTAGTGTATACAGACAGTACTAAAATCAATTTAAACACCGTTACGAGGTCGTAATGCCTTTTAAGTTTAACCCAATTACCGGTGCGCTAGACTTAGTAGGTTCGAGTGGAACAATGTCGCCACTTACTACTAAAGGTGATATTTTCACCTACTCCACAGTCAATGATAGATTACCAGTTGGTGCTAACGGAACTGTTTTAAGTGCTGACTCAACTAAATCTACGGGTCTTAATTGGGTAGCAGCAGGTGGAACTGGGACTGTAACATCAGTAGCCGCCTTGACTATTGGCACTACTGGCACAGATCTATCGTCAACAGTAGCTGACGGCACAACGACTCCAGTTATTACGCTTCAAGTTCCAACTGCCTCTGCTACTAATCGCGGGGCATTATCTCCGACTGATTGGTCTACATTCAATGGGAAACAGGCAGCATTGACAAATCCTATTACAGGCACTGGGACGACAAATGAGTTATCATACTGGGCTAGTGCATCAACCCAGGGTACGTTACCAGTTGCTACTTATCCATCACTAACAGAGTTATCTTACGTAAAAGGCGTTACGTCTGGTATACAGACACAATTAAATAATAAAGCCTCAACTACTACTGCTTCAACATCTGGTGCAGGTTTAGCACCACAAGCTACTGCTCCAGCCGCAGGATTGTATAATTATCTAGGAATTACTAATGGTGAGACTGCCTATACTAACAAAGCGTTATTTGATGCTACTTCACCTACAACGCAAGCATTTAGTGATGCTGCTGTCGTAGGTACAGCGACCGTAGCCGCTAGACGTGATCATAAACATGCAATGATGGCTGCGCCCACATCAGTCACTGGTAATTCTGGTACTACAACATCAGCTAATGGTTTGACTACTGCTACTACGACTGTGTCTATAAGTTCGGCTACAGCCCCTACTAATGGTCAGGTTCTAACCGCGACTAGCACCACCGCTGCTACTTGGCAGACTCCTAGTGGTAGTGGAAATATGAATACGGCCACTTATGATCCTGCCGCAATTGCTCAACAACTCGTAGGTACTACCGCAACTCAAACTCTAACTAATAAAACCTTAACTAATCCAGTAATACTAGATGGCGCTAACCCATTTGGGACATTCACAGTCCCCGGGATGTCCCAATCTAAGATAACAGCTAACACTAGCAGTGTATTAATTGTTGGTTCTGCTTCGGGGGTATCTGAAGCCCTTAGAATCGCTGATGGTACAAATACTACTAAGCTTATCTCAATAGGTTTGTCTACGGCGGCAACTGGTACGACCATGACCATAACGTCTGCTCAAACAGTTAATAGAACTCTTACACTGCCTGATGCTACAGGTACAATAGCGCTTACTAGTTCAAGTATAACTGGCAATGCGGCTACTGCTACTAGTCTCACCGGTGGGGCTGGCGGTTCAATACCATATCAGTCCTCCGCCAACACAACAGCCATGCTTGCCAATGGTTCAGTAGGCCAATTACTAAGAAGCGCTGGTACTACTGCCGCACCAGTTTGGTCTACCCCCACATATCCAAATACAGCAACATCTGGTAAACTACTAGTTGGCGACGGTACTAATATAGTCTTGTCTACCCCTACATTCCCAAATGCCAGCGCCACAACTCGCAAGATTATCGTATCTGATGGGACTAACTGGACTGCTTCAACTGAGACTTACGCGGTACCTGGAACTTCAGGTAACGTTATGCAAAGTAATGGGACTAACTGGACGAGCGTTGCTATAACATTACCTACAATCCAGAAGTTCACTTCATCTTCGGGAACTTACACGACTCCGGCTGGTGTCACGTGGATTAAGATAATCATGATCGGCGCAGGTGGCGGTGGCGGTGGTTCTGGTACTGGTGGTGGAACTGGTGGAACTGGTGGAACGACCACATTTGGAACAACCCTACTATCATGTGTAGGTGGTGCTGGTGGTGCTCCTGCAACGGCTAACGGGCCTACTGGCGGTACGGCTTCTTTAGGCACAGGTCCTATAGGTATTGCACTCACAGGTGGTCAAGGACAAATAGGCAACGGTGCTGTTGCTAACGGTTCTGGTGGTAGTGGCGCTTATACACCATTTGGTGGCGGTGGCTCTGGTGGTAACAATGGAAACCCTGGTTTTGCAGGAGTTACCAATACAGGTGCTGGTGGCGGTGGAGCTGGAGCTGGTATGGGTACGGGCAATCCAGCCGCAGGTGGAGCAAGTGGTGGGTTTATAGATGCAATAATTAACAGTCCAACTACTACATATTCTTACGCCATAGGTGCAGCGGGCACGGCTGGTTCTGCTGGAACTAGCGGTTATGCTGGTGGCGTTGGTGGTTCTGGGGTCATAATAGTTGAAGAACATTATGGAGCTTAACTATGGCTAAGAATATACTCGATATAATCAAAATGTCCAAGAAAGATCTGCTAGATGAGCATAAACATCTAGTCAAGGTTCTAAAGTCTGGTTCACAAGAGGAACGCGAAAAAGAAGCTCACGAACAATCTGAAGAAATGAAAAAATACAAGTAATTGTTATTAACTATGCACAATGTTATAATCGACTTGTAAGCCTGAGCAGTCAGGCTATTTTATTTTTAAGGAGAAAAAATGTCGACATATACATTTACACAAAAGGTTTCACCAACAGAACCTGGACAATTAAATAATTTTGGTGGATTAGTTGTAGACGGAAATCATATTGGTATGACTGGAACAACTGGTGCAGGTCCACAAACTGTTGATATTTCAGCAAGCCCAATCGTATCACCTGCTACTATATCAAATAGTGCAGTAACTACACTTACAATACCGCTAAACGCTGTCAGTGTGAGTTTTTACGCTACTACTAATACGGTAAATATCAGTGAGTCAAAATCTGATGTATCTAGTAACTACTTTACAATTCCAACAGGTGTGCAGATAGATATTGATGTCGCTAGGTGCGGACTTCTTTATCTAAAAGCAAACAGTGGTTCGGCAACACTCAGCTTTTTCTTCAAGGTAATCTGATGAAAACACCTACTAAATGGGTAACTAATCCGACTAAAAATATTACAGTTACACAGTATTCGGATGCAACGACCTTATATTCAAGCGCAACACAGGATTATGTTAGCCCTACAGTAGGACAGAATGAACAAAATAAACCACAGACCGTTTGGACACCAACGGTAAGTGCATAGGAGCAAATATGGCATACCCAGCAGCATTAGACACGACATCGACAATACCAAACCCAACTGGGACTAGCACGCAAGCTTCGCCAGACCACGCCGCCCTACATACCAGTACGGGTACTGCTGTCATTGCTGTTGAGACCAAACTCGGTACAGGAACAAGCACACCTACCAATAATTATTTTTTAGTAGGGACTGGGACTGGAACGAGTGCCTGGACTAAAGCCTCTCCAACTGGAGTAGTAGTTGGTACTACCGATACTCAGGTATTAACTAATAAAACTCTTACAAGTCCTACTATCAATACGGCTATCATTGCAAACCCTACTTTGACGGTCGATTCTGTGGCTGGGTACTCGGCTGCAACTACTGGAACTATCTACGGAATATCAGTAACGACAGGTTCAATTAGCAGTGCGCTAACTCTTACTAGTAGTTTATCTATAGGCACTACCCTATCAGTTACAGGAGCAACTTCATTATCTAGTACTTTAGGTACTACTGGACAACTTAGCGTACAAACATCTACTGCGCCTCCAGCGGCAGGTGCGACGACCTCTGGTATAAAAGTGTCATCAACTGCTAATTTCGGTATATTCTGGGGTGTTGGTGCGCCTACATTCACGGCTGCACAAGGTTCTCTGTATCTGAACACGACAGGTTCTTCGACTTCTACGAGACTGTATTTGAATACGACAGGTTCTACGACATGGACAAATGTAACAACCGCCGCATAACGAAAGGGGATATAGAATGCTAACCTTAAACCAATTAGCCGCTAAAGCCTACGATATGTGTGGCTCGCCTAACGATAGTGGTGTTACAAAGGCTAATATTACTCAAGATATACGTCAAGGTATGGCTTTATTTAAGAATGCTGCTCGACGTTACTGGACACGTAAACAGCTCACTGCTGATCTAGTAGTAAGCCAACAAGATTACCAAATGCCAGCCGATTTCGTAAGGGCGACTGAAATAACAATCAAAGCGAATGGTATAGTTTATCCTCTAGTTGAAATACCTAGCGAGCACAAATGGAATGAATTAAATATTATACCATCAGTCACTATCTACATACCAACTAGGTATTTTGTAAAAGGTAATAATGTAATTTCTATATGGCCTGCACCATCTACTAATCAAGTAGGCACAATAAACGTGTCCTACGAACCTCGTATACCCGATGTAAGCGTTACAGATGTTACGGGTACGTGTACAGTCACAAATGCTTCTACAACAGTCCTAGATAGCGCTACAAGCTTCACCCAGACTATGTTAAACGCATACTTCTCAATTACTGATGGTTCAGACGGAAATTGGTATCAAATAGGTGCTTTTGATTCATCATCAAGTATTGAATTATCTAATTATTATCAAGGTATATCGGGTAGTGGTCGTCCATATATCATAGGTGCTTGTTCGGATGTACCAGAAGATTACCACTTAGCATTTGTATACTTTGCTTGTTATAACTTCTATCTAAAGAGAAAAGATGCAGCAATAGCTAATAACTTCCTAGGGTTGTTTCAACAGTTATTAGATCAATATCGTACGACCTACGCAAGTAAGACTACGGGAGTTATACAGACACGACAAAGGGGAGCAACTTATTCAGTATTCGGGCTTCCGCCTTATAACATTCATTAGGAGTAATTATGGCAGGAATAAACAATTCAAAAAAGTTACTCATAAACTCAAATTTCTTTCAAGGTGGGTCTAGTATATCTACTAAGTTAGCTATAGCCAATTCTTTCTATAGTTCAAAAGGTTTAGACTTCCGATCAGACCCTGCTCAAATGTCAGTTTTGCCAGCTCCTAGTGCTTTGTCATCTAATCTACCCGACCTAATCCTGGCTATGGAACAAGATGTCAACGGTGTGCGCTGGGGTATTGGTTCAGCTGGTAATATATATAAGATCGGAACGACAAACATAATTTCGGTTGAGGCTACTATGGCAGAAAATGGTTCGGCTGGACTTCTTTACAATCAAGTTACAGATCAACTCTATATCCCTGGGCAAACTACCGTTTCAATGTATGGTCAAGTAACTACTGGAAATGCTGGTCAACCTAACTTTAGAAACGCTACTTTTGCACAAAACTCATCTATAAATAACGGTTGCGCACAAATATATGATCCTATAACAGGAAACTTTGACGGCGCATTTAGAAGTGTAGCGAGTGATGTTTATTCTATCGGTACAGTTTTATCTGAGGCGTTAGGTTCATATTGTCTATTTTCACCAGATATTGAACCTGGGTATTCTATATCACCATTTATCGTTGCTAAAGGTACGGGTGATTGGACACTGACTCTACATGATTCGCAAAATAACCCACTAGCCGTTAAAACTATTACAAATGCTAATCTGACATCTAACTCATTCAATGAGTTTATATTTGGCAAACAAGTTCGTGTACTAGTTGGTGGCGGTATTGCATCGGGTGCAGCCAACTATCATTTTCATCTAACTTCTACGATCGCAGATGGTACGGTTCAAGTCGTACCTGTTTCTTACGGTTCGAGTGCTACGGGTGATATGATGTCTGTGAACTTCCTGTGGAGCGCCTACAGGCTTATGCAGACTAATAACGGTTGGCATCCAACTGCTTTATTTAGCGTTGCTACAGGCTCAGGAAATGGCATGTGTCTCTGCATAGGGAACGGACAATACTTATCGACTTATAACTTTGATAATGATAATTCACCATCTAATAACTCGTGGATACGTCATCAACTTGTCTTTAAGACTGGTTACGAGGTCTGTGGACTATCGAGTAATAATCAATACCTTGTCATTGCTGTAGAGCGCCGCAGCAAAAACTCTAGTCGTAACTTCCAAGATGGCGCTCTTTATTTCTGGGATGGGACAACTCCACAAGCTAATTTTATTATAGACATACCTATGGGCGCGCCTTATGGGCTTTATACATTTAACAATGTAACTTATTTTTGCGTAGCTGGTTCATTATTTGCTTGGAGTGGTGGTCAAACGGTTATAAAGGTAAGAAAATTAGCCTATCAGAATACCGATTATTTGGGTGCAGTTGATAACACTCTTATAAACCCTAATATGTTCACTTCAAGATATAATTTACTCTTAATAGGTTATCCATCATCATCCACTAACCCCAATATAGATTATGGTAACTGGTCGTGGGGTTCAGTCGAACTTACCTACCCTAACTCGTTTGGGTATTCTTATGCTCCATCTCATGGTTATCTAAACAACAATACCGGTGGAATAACTAATTTACAATTAGGCTGTAATGCAAACTTTGTTGATTCTCTTTACACGTCATGGTCTTACACTAAAGAGGGTGCTACCCACTATGGACTTGACTTGCTTGATAATTTCTCAACTGCTGCTATATCAGGCACTTGGAAGTCTCTTATATTCGATGGTGGTTCTAGATATCAGTTAAAAACTGCTAATAGGGTTAAAGTCAGTTCGATGGCGCTTCCTACTGGCGTGACCGTAACTCCATTCTATATACTTGACAGAGGTTCAAAGATTACCGATCAATATTCGACAACTGGGGCTACAGATGCGCTAATAGACATCAATCAGCGAGCGCACGAAGTCCAATATGGTTTCGATTTTACTTGTCCTATTGGTTTAACCACTCCTCCTGTATTCACTGGTGTTACACTAGAAATAGACCCATTAGGTAGCGAGATAGACCTCGCACCGGACGGCTGATATGTATCAAGAAGGAAGTTATCAATCACAAACAGCAGAGAATGCACCAAATGCCAGTATGATGACCTTGGCTTATTCAGCTACTTTTGGAAACTTGGGTTTTATGGTTCAACCTGCTACGGCTGGCGAAATACAAGCTGGTTTCCCTACAGTCCCTTATCTATCTATTGAGGCTCTACTTTACAATCAACAGATGTCTAACCCTGTAGTCGCTACAACAAACATTAGTACTGGTTCAACTTCTGGTACGCAGAATATATCAGGTTCACAGACAGTTACCGATAACACTGGTAATATAAGGGTATCTATCGGTTCAGGGAGTTACTAATGGTTAAACAAACTGCTGGGATTAAAATATCTCAACCTGGATACGACGTTAATCTAGCCGCTGATTATAATCTACTGTTTAACTCTAGCTGGGTTTCATTACAAGTGATAAAAGAATTCACTCAAGTTATGACACCAACTTTTGATGGTACATGGTGGAACTTCTCCGATGTTGCGTTCACTCATAATTTAGGCTTTTATGCTTTTGCAGATTTATGGGAAACTAATAACATAAATAATACCGGTTCGATCAAGACTATTCGTAATAACGGTAAGTTAGATTTAGGTAATAATGATGTTTTATGGCATGGTGATACCTTTATAACTGGTCAACCGAACCCTATCACTGTTAGTATAAAAGTCTACAATCTTGACATAAGTAAGCAATTTGAGTATGAGTATATCCAACCTCCAACCACCAAAAGACAGTACGACCCTACATTCGGTATGAAAATAGTTAAGTATGGCAAGTCTATAGGTTCTACTGATCTAAGAGACTTCATATTACACACGAGGACACAAAGCCCTGCATTACTAACTGTTAGAACTGAAAAAGATGTTGATGCGAATGGTAATATTACTTTTACAAACTTACAAAATTATACCAATTGGATATATGGATATTGGAAAGGTAGTCATTCGGTTCGTTACAGCTTAATACCACAACAAAGCCAGTCATATCCCAAATATACATTCGTTAATGGCTCTACGTATACCGCTGCACTAACGGCTGGGGATAGACTTAGTCTTGTAGTGTTGAGAGACCCGCTAATAGTTGCAGAGAAAGTGAATGTGGTTTACTAATGAGTAATTTTGGTATTAAAGTATCCTCAAATGGAGTTGACATTAGCAAAGCAACGGTTTCTGAGACATTATTATCTAGCCAAAGTCCACTAATGAAATTAGATAGCACGGTCAAAACTAGTTTTCAAAACATAGTTATATTCTTTAGTAAGGAAATACCTAATCCAGGGGCTAGTCAGTCAAGTGATACTTTAATCTACAGGTTTAAGCATACTTATACTTACACCCCATCTATATGGGCTATGTGCCAAGCAGTCGGGGTGACTATAAGAGGTACTGTACAAACTACGTACTTCACTGATACTGGTCTAATTGGTGGCAATAACACAGCAATTAATTCATCATTTGTAACTATATCGACTGGCGCGGACGATACCTATTGTTATATATATGCTCACAAGTTCACAAAATCGACGGGTGTAGAAGCGCCAGTAATAGGCGTATTCCTTAATTTAAGGTTTTATGCTTTTGTAAATGACCTATCTGGTAATGACGTGCCTACACATGCTTGATTTTGTAATTTTATGATATACTTAATCCATAAGCCTGAGCCATGAGGCTCTTTTTTATTTATAAGGATAAAAAATGGATCAAAGTTTAATAGACAAAGCAAACCAAGCATATCAGCAATCGCAACAAGTTGCCGCCAATCAACAACAGCAACAGTCATCTGCTCAGTCGCAGTATGATACTTCTAAAAACACAGCCAATACTGCACAAAATCAGTTAAGCGACTTTTCTAAAAATATGCAGTCTGGTACTGATATTTATGGCAAACAGTTGACTTTAGCTAATCAAAATGCTGGGTATAATGTTAATAATCTTAATCAGGCACAACAACAAGTTGCACAACTAACTGGTATTATGGGCGGTCTGCCACGTGCTATTCAGGCTAATAATGCTAACTACGGAGCAACTGCTGGTAATGTCGCTAATCAATACGCAACTACTACTGGTAATCTTAACCAATCTCTAGGACTGGCTAACCAGAACTCTGCTAATCAAATCGCCTTACAGCAAGCTGGATTAACTGGCGCACAGAATGCGACATCTGCTGGAGTGCAAACTCAAGCTCAACAGTTACAGGGTTTGACCGCCGCTGCTAATAATGCTCAACAGGTAATGGCAACGTCTCAAACTCAGCTACAGAGTATTAATGAGATAGTCCAACAACAAGGTTATATCACTGCTCAACAACAACAAGCGTACGCGCTTGCTCAGCAGTCTATGGCGACTGCTAAGAATGCTCTTGCACAAATTGCTACTTACCAAGCACAGGCTCAGTTATATACTGCTCAAGCTGGTAATACTAATTATACTACTCAGGCTCAACAGGCCGCTGATGCAGCTACAACTGCCAAAAATGCAGCCGCATCCAAGGCAAACACAGTAGGTTCGTTAGGTACGGGCGCATCACTTCAAGGCGGTGTATCTAATTCATTATTACAAGGCAACGGGTTATCTTTACAAGGAGGACGTTAGACAATGAATAGTTACCAAGATAGTGAACAAGCGGCATTAGATCAGACTCAAAATATGATGAATAATCTTAAAGCACAAGCCGATAATGGTTCAAGTGTTATGTCTGGGATTGATTCATTAAACCAAAATGCTGCTACAACACCTACGGTCAGTAATGATAATAGCAACTGGTTTACTAAATTGCTACCTACCATAGGTTCTTTCGCTGGCATGGCAGCCCCTATAGCGCTCGGAGCATTAGGAGCGCCTGCAACTGGCGGATTATCTCTATTGGCGGGTCTGGGACTAGCCGGAGCTGGTGGTGGGTTAGGAAAACTTGCTGAAAATGCGCTTGAGGGAAAACAAGACCTTTCAAAAGACGTAGGCACGTCCGCACTAGAGAGCGCTGGAGGACAATTGTTAGGAACTGGTATCGGTAAAGCTGTAGGTGCTGTTGGCGGAGCAGTCGGTAGAGTGGCTAGCAAGGGTCTAGCAGAAGAAGCGACTAGTAAGGCTGCTCAAGAAGCCGTTAATGCCGCTCAGACAACACGTAATGTGTGGGGTGGTATAAAATCATCCCTATTAAGGAAAAACGATTTAACTGCCGCTCAACAACTGGCTGAAAAAATCGGGATCGACAAAAATATGCCGGAACAATTTTTACAATCGGGCAAGGCGGCTAATAACATATTAGGTACACAATTAGATGAAGCGTTGGGTAGAAGTGGTACTACTAACACGACTAAGATGCTTGACACTATAAAAGGCGCAATAAACGAGAATTCAGGGACTATTGGTTCATTTGATGCAATAGCTAAATCGGCTGGTCGTATGGGATTACCGAATACTCCAGCGGCTAAAATGTTAAACCAATTGCAGGACCTAACGGCTGGAATATCCAATCGGGCAGATGCTGACCCATTACAAGTGCGCGATGTTATTAGTAAGATAGGTGCGATGGCAGCCGATGCAAAACCTGGAATATCTGCAACTACTGGGGTAGTAGACCCAGAACAAAAAGCGGTATATAATACTCTATCGACTGTTTATAACAAGTTAAAAGCATCTTTGTATAATACCCCAGCTGTCGCCAAAGAAGTTGAGAAATTAACTGGCAATATACAAGCTGGTGATGTCGGTGGAAACCAGTTGCTAGCCAGTCATATAAATGATGCGCTTAACAATTCTAAGAGCGCTCAGGATTTACTAGATCATCTTGGCAGTTTTACTAAGATGACTAACCTAGGTAGCGCTGGTGTCGATCTAGCGAAGAACCCAGCTACTGCAGCTGCCCTAAATGCAGCTAAACAGGCGCTACCAATTGAAGAACAGGGTCTAGGATCTGAAATATCATCAGCGATTGCTAATAAAAATCCTATAGCTACAGCGACTGGAAAAGCGTTATCGCTTGGTAGAAAAGGTGGTGTCGCTGGAACTGCTGCATTAGGATTATCAAATCTATTGCAAAGGATAGCGCCAACAGCAGGGACTATTACTGGCCAAACAATAGCTAATTCACCAAATTATGTAGCACCAGCAGGTGCGGGAGCGGCACTAAATATGCAACCACAAGGTATCGGGTCAACAGGAAACGCACTAGGCGATATATTAAACTCAAATAGTACAACAGCATTGCCATTACAGGAGTTGCTAACACTTCAAGAACATGGCGGTGGGTATAATGTGCCAACTGAAATGTCTCAATGGGCTACTCCAGCCGCTACTTCTCTAAAACAAATGACAGCTGCGAGCTCCGCTCAAAAGCAATTGCAAGCACTTATGGCACTATATAACTCAGCTGGTGGCGCTCAAGGTACAATTGGCGGTTTATTATCACAATTAGGTGGAGCTGTTACTGGCGGACCTGCTGGCCAATACGGCGCTCAGGCACAGCAATTAGCGCAACAAATAAGTGGTCTGACTGGTACACAAATATCTGCACCAAGTCTAACTATGACACCAGAGACTGCTCAAGGTGTATTAGCTCAAATGCAGGCTGCTCTCAGCGCTTATGGCGGTTAATTTTTAGAAGCTATTTTTTCTTTTTCTAATTCTGTCAATTCGTGTATAACTAGTTCTCTGGTTGTACTTTGTAGATCAATATTAAAAGTCAAATCTTGTTCTGGTTTATAACCTAGATTCAAAGATAATAACTTTAGATACTCACCTTGTATCTGCTGAATATAATAATTTACAGAGTTTTTAATCAACTCGACATTTTTAAGATACTGGAAATCATTTACTGAGATAGTAACTTTAGTATCTGGGTTAAATGGTTTTTTGTTTAGTTTTGCTTTGGCTTTTTCGCTCATGATAAACTCCGTTCGCTTTGTTTAATTTGCTCTTTAGTAAAATATCGTTCTGCTAATTCGCCATCATAGGCTTGTACAAAATCTCGGTTCGGTTTTCCATCTCGGTAGGGTTGGATTATATCCTTAGAGAATCGTCTACGCTGATCGGCGTGTGAATAACTTTTGAATTGTGTGTCTACGTCGTTGGGTAATGGTTTGTCGATACCTTTGTGATATTTCCCATACTCATCAATATAACCTATATTAGTCTTTGTCTTCATAAGATAGGATTACTCCTGCTGTTATAAGACTTGCAGCCACACTGATAGCATTACGGACTATTTCCTTAATTACTAGGCTAGCATCGACTACGCCCTCGTCTAATAGGTTCACAGGGTCTTTGGTTAGTTTCTTTAGGTTATATCCATACCAGACTTCTGATTCTTCTAGACGGGCTATATAAGCCTCTGGGTTAAGACCGACATTAGAAACCAGTAGTTTGAATGGCTCTTGAAAGGCATCATCAAACTCAGTACCTTTGATACGGGCTAGTGTAGTACCGCCACCAGGGACTATACCCTCTTTCATGGCTGATTGGACAGAACAGACGGCATCTTGCACTCGGAGTTTGGTTTCTTCTCGCTCTAAGTCAAGTGCGCCACCAACTTTAATAATAGCCATCTTACCCGTTAAACGGGCTAGGCGGTCTTTGATAAATTGTACGCTTAGTGGGTGATCGGTTTCTTTTAACTGTTCATGTAAAGATTTAATTCTTGCTTTGACTTCCTTAGAATCGGAATCACCACCTAACATAGATGTAGCGCTCTCGCTGACGATAACTTCTTTAGCAAAACCTAGATGATCACCAAATGAAAAGTCAATACCATCGTAGACTTTTCCGCCAGTCATGACGGCACAGTCATCCAAAAATAGAGTAGTGCTACCAGCCGCGAATGGCGGGTCAATCGGGCAAACGTGAATCTTACCTTGGCTTTTGGCGATCTTAAGTATTTCTAAAGCTACATCTCGGACTTCACCAACTAATATTAGTTCTTTCGCACCTTGAGACACAACGGATTCTAATATAGGGGCGATATCTACCTCTGTAGATAGAACTTTAGAACTTATAAGTATAGGGATTTCCTTATGCAGAGATTGATTGAGTTGCATATCGTTAATTAGAGCAGTGTCCTTATAACCTTTGCCGAAATAAAAGCCATCAATTATCTCGTTATGTACTCCAAGACCCTCGTATTGTTCAATGATCACGCCGCCGTCTTTTGTAACTTCTCGGACAACATCGGCAATCATATGACCTAGGTTTTCATCGTTGGCACTGATCGTTGCTACTTTATCGAGCATACTATCATCAGTATCTAGTTTAATGGAATTAATATATTCGATAGCTTTTAACTCTGCATCATGCAATCGGGCGGCTATCTCCATAGGTTTCACACCCTTACCCTCTAAGCGTTGCGCGGATTGGATTAGGTGATAAGACAGAATAGTGACAGCGGTAGTTCCATCACCGACTTTCTTATTGTTCTTTTCGGAAGCTTCACGAATAGACTGGATAATATCATCTTCGAATATATCTTGAGATCTAACCATCTTTATATTAGTAACACCATCTCTTGATAGCATTGGTGCGCCATGTCTAAAACCTAGTATTACATTGCCAGAACCAGGCCCATATGCAGCTTTCGCAACATTATATAGAATAGTCGAAGCGCTTTTAATTTTATCTTGTACTTGATCTCTATCGGTTATCAATTTAGGTATATGAGCCATCGTTACTCCTTATCAGTTATAAAAATATCTTTTAATTCTATAGCAGCATAGTTGTCTGCTAAACGTAGATCATCTTTGAACTGTCTCCAGTGTCCGACACGACCAATCATATAGTTTTTATCTTTGTTAGCATCATTAATAGCTATGATAGTCCCCTCCATTATCGAATCGTAACTTTTTTCAGGTGCTTTAATACCACTATATCTCGGGATTAGTTTAACGAGTGCTATTCCTGGTTCAGGTTCATAGTTTATCATTACCCATATTTTAGCACATTAAATGTTGTAATCAATATAGAACTACGTTATAATTTTCCGTAGAAAGCCTGAGCCAATATGGCTCTTTTTTATTAGGAGATACAATGAAAAACATCAAAGAAGTTCTAAGTAAAGCTAAACGTTCTAAAATAGTAAAGCAAGCTAAAAAAGGTCATGACTTTGGTAAAAAAGGCGCTGGGTTCAAAAAAGTTGAAGAAGAAGCCGAGAAAGAATATGGCAATGAAGAAACTGCTAAAAAAGTAGCTGGTGCGGCATTTTGGAAACAGCGAGCAAAGGCAAGTAAAAAATGAGTATTAAACGAACTCTAAAAATAGCTTCCGATTATGATGATAGACCTACTATCACATTTACTACCAAAGAACTACCTGAAATTAAAAAATGGGAAGTTGGCAAAAAATACGATTTAGAAGTTGAAGTCGAGATGATCGGTATTAACAAGGATGAGTATGGCGAAAAAGGTACGACTGGACGTTTTCGAGTAACTAATGTAGAAGTTGACGATGATAGTGACGAAGACGATGAAGACGAAAAAGATTAAATCATTTAACAACTGGCTAGCTATCAGAATAACAAACGGTACAGCTACGATGTACTGTGCTTATTTCTTCGCGGTATTAGCCGTGATCGGTTTTCCATATGATGCTATAACTGCTCGTAATATCGTCCAATGGTTGAGTCAGACATTTATCCAACTAACTATGCTATCTATTATATCTGTTGCGCAAAAGTTACAATCTAACAAATCAGATGACCATATAGAAAAAACTTTAAAACACATATCATCAGATAACGACCGTTTATTACAAGAAGTTGGCGTACTACTAAAAAATAAGTCAACTGATAATCACTTTAATAAAGGAGACAAGAAATGAGTTACTACAAAGGGATAGCCACGCTATAAAATAATACCATGACAGAACTAACCCGAGAAGAAACACACCAAGAGGATTACGTAGACCGAGCGATAATCCATGATGAAGATACTTCTCAGGTGGCCACTCTCGGCGAATCATTTTATAATCACGTGATTAAAAATGATAAACAATTCAAAGCCGTGTCTAAACGTGATGCAAAAGTATTCAAACAACTCAAAGAGATAAAAGACTCACAGATGGACACCATCAAGATAATAAATGACTGGTCTCCATATATCACAGATGGAATGAAGCGTTCAGAAGCCTACAAGTATGTGAGTAATGACCTAAAACGCAAAGGTAAAGATGTTAAATGGTGGGTTAGTTTCACAATAATTATGTTCTCCGCAATGGGGAGTATATATTATATTTTAGAGCGTTGTAATATCGTTAAATAAAGGGGGCAATATGGGATATTGGAAACAAATAGTAGATGCAAATTGGAAAGTCCCATACGAGGGCGGATGGTGCTTGAAATATGTGCAGGATGCTTTTGCGACAGACCACCCATACGGTTCAGCAATGGAAGAATGGAACGCTAACCCAGGAAACGGCAACCATCCATGGGAACTACCCCCTGTAGGTAAAACAGTGCCAGTTTACTTCTCCCTAGGTAGTACGGGTTATGGTCATACTGCTATCTGCTTAGATGACGGTATGGTTGCATCGTCAACCCAAGAAGGTTTCCATAGTCAAGGATATATCCACCCTAATCTACAAAATATGATAGATATGTACGCTCAATATAATAACGGCTGTACCTATCTAGGTTGGTCTGAGTTTGTCGGCAATATCCGAGTAGCTGAATATGTATCAGACAATGCCACCGCAGACCAAATTAGACAAGATTATTTAGAGATATTAGAACGTGGTGCAGATAACGGCGGCATAGAACACTACCAAAACTTCACTAACGACTTCGTACGTGCTGATTTATACAACTCAGACGAATATAAACGGTTACAGGCTAGTAAAATAGTGCCTGTAGCTGTACCAGAACCACCTGTAGTGATTCCAGAGCCACAACCTGAACCAGAACCAGTTGTCGAAACTCCAGTCATTGTAGAGCCTATAAAAGAGCCTACTAATATTATAATTACTAGCAAACCGTACGTGGATAACCCAACGTGGAAATACCAAACATGGTGGGAGCAAATTGGTAGTAGTATAATGAAGATTATAGATAAACTAATAAATAAATTAAGAGGTATAAAATGAAAACATTTTTGAAATCATTACTAAGCCGTAAGTTTATAATCGCTGTTTGTAGTGTAATTGCACTATTCGCAGCAAAACAATATGACCAAGCTATTATAGTCGCCCTAGGTTATATGGGAATTAATGTAGTTGATACTAAAGTCAGAAAATAATGCAATACGACCACTATGACCTACAGGAAACTCCTATAAGGTAGTATGATGCGCTCTAACCTCCATCACATAATGGAAGAACGAGCGCCTTGGACATCATCACCTAACGCCATATTTCTACGGCAAAATCCTATTCTAATTCCTAGAATGGAAATACAGACACATAACGAGTTGCATAAACATTGCCCAGAAGTGCCATTATTAGGGCGCTATGCACTACAATCAGTCGTAAATGAGTTCGTACCCACTAGCGATACTCTAACGTCCTTAGACGAGCTTTTAATGTGTATAGAACACGCAACTAGACACCCTAGAGCGCACAATATAGAACGAGAGTTAGGGCAATTAACTATGAGTGCCTTAGAATTGCAGAAACCTTACCTGACCTATGGTATATTGAAGTAGCAACGGTAAAAGAGTAAATTTACGACCATAAACAGAACAAATTATGGTGGCGTGGCTAAAGCTGATTTAGCTCTCGAAGTCGGGGTTCTGCCTTAAAAAGACTTCACCGTTGCACTAAAGTCTGATATTATCCGAGTAGTTTGGTTAAGGGCATCTACGGTAGTCCTTAACTTGGCAGTATAAGCAAATAGCCTCGCATTTCAACGAGGCATTTTTGTTGTATTAATACCACGTATGAGGTTTAACTTTAATTGTTGGTACTTTGACCACTTTTTTAATCAAAGGATCACAGAACGGTTCTAACGATCTCACAGGTGCAGCTATTGGGTGATTAGCTATCACTAACTTATTAGTTTCGATACTACTCTCATTCCATGATGCCCTATTAGCCCAGAACTCTTTCTTATTACCAGAGAACAGTTTATGCCTGTTCAATTCTGGGTGGACTGGTTTGTAGTAGCAATCCTTGCATAGGTTACCATCGTAGACTTTAAATGCACCGAGTATTACTTTTTTGCAATCAGTGCAGCGTAGTTCTTTTTTCATAGTTATTCCTGTGGTTTAACCGGTTTTATCTCAACAGCGATATCTATATCCACCGCACCAGCCTTAATAAGCCATTTTTTAGCCTTGATAACTGTTGGGTGATCAGTGTATGTCTTACGGTTTTCCTTGCCTGTAGCATCAGTCCATCGTACTATATACTGCCCTGTATAACGCTTAGACATTAACAACAGCTTTCCTACGGCGGCTAACAGCTCCACCACGCGCCCCAGCTACAGATGGGTCTACTTTACCATGCGCAAAAGCATAACCAGTGCTAGCTTTACCGCCTTTAGAACCGCTATCACGCTTCCATTGAAGATATGCACTCTCACTACCAAATCTCTGTATCATTTTGATTCTAACTTTAGCATACCCTACTTTTGTGCCTGACATTGTAACCTCCTTATGTTTATAAGTATAATGTACCACTCATGCTTTATAATTGCAAGTCTATTATAATTTAGTATTTTAGATAATAGCGCCCCCTTATCGTAGCTAGACTAGATCGGGACTGTTAGAACCTTTTACATATACCTAAGACCGTTTGGCTATCGTTACCTACTAAGTGGTAATATCCCGAACTTATATGCACCGCGTTAGGCAGGTCGACGTAATAGGGGGCTATTCGATTGGTTGAAATAAATCTCAACATTCTATCGTTGCCTGCTCTTCAGCGCTATATGTAAGTTCTATTCAGTTTTGATGACTGAGAACATTTTTGTAAAAGTATTTGCATAAGCGTAAGTGATTTGCTATAATGATAGTAATTCGTTATGACAACTAAAAAGGGCTACCACAACGGTGGCTCTTTTACTTATTTGCTTATACCCCCAATTATCAATTCGTTATGACAACTAAAAAGGGCTACCACAACGGTGGCTCTTTTACTTATTTGCTTATACCCCCAATTATCAATTCGTTATGACAACTGGTTACGTATATAGTACACCAAAATAATGCCTATGGCAATAAAAATAAGCCCGGGTGGGTGGGCTTATTCTCAAAATAGAACTTGTAGTTACTGTGAGTAAATACCTGAAATGTACGATCATCTATTCTCTATCGCCCATCGGTTTTAGCAAGTGTGATTAGTTAGATTATAGCAAAACTTAGACATAAAAAATAGATCGCCTATTACCAGTAAGGAGTTTACAATTGTCCGAAGACTAGAGTAAAAATAGACGATCTAGATTTATAGATACAGTATACACTCTGTAGGTGTAAATATCAAGACAACAATAGTGTTGACAAGCGTTAGCATAAGGTGTAGTATAGAGACATAACTAATTAGTAAGGAGTTACAAAATGAGCAATATACAGGACATCATACATCAAAAAGAATTAGACATCGAGGAAGCACTAGGTGATTTCAGCGAGTGTTCTGGGAGTGAGGAATAATATGTCAGTATCTTTAATGGAAGCCCTAGAGAGTGCCGGATATGAGGTTACAACCACAGTCGAAGATGCTAACTGGTTATTATCAAAGAAAAGTGAGTTTGATGAACTAATTGAAAAAGCTGAAGAATTATTAGAAGAATTAGAAAGTGATGAGGAATAAAATGAAAGCTACAATTAAAGTAACCTATATTGAAAATGATCAAATAGTAACGGTACGAAAGGTTTAATATGACAAAATCAACACAAGATGCAATGTTGAAACAACTTAAAGACCCATTCGACCCAAAGTTTTTGAAATGGCGAGTTGGACAAGTAACAAAAGACAAAACTAAGGCAACTGCACTAGCCTATTTAGATGCTCGCGAAGTGTACAAGCGGCTCGATGACGTCTGTGGGCTTGGTGGTTGGAGCAGCAAGATGGTTTCTATTGATAAAGGCTTTATATGTGAACTGTCTATTTTAATAGACAGTCAATGGATAACTAAATCGGATAGCGCTGATTATACTGATATAGAAGCGATTAAAGGTGGTGCATCTAGCGCCCTAAAACGTGCTGCTGCTGTCTGGGGTATTGGTCGCTACCTTTATTACCTACCTAGAGTTTGGGTTGAGATCGATGAGTACAAAAACCTACGCGAAATACCGGAATTACCAGACTGGGCTAAACCATCTCATAGTTTAGAACGTTGGGAAGATATTGCTGAGTTAGAATTAGATGCAAGTAGCGGAGTTGATGCTGATGAACAACAGGAGATTGCCGCATTAGTTATTAGGAATATTGATATCATACGTAGTTCTATAGATATAAAAGATTTGCAAGAGTTTGCTGAAACATTAGATGCTAACGACTATCTAGTATTGGCCAACGAAATTAACGCTAAAACTAAGGAACTAATCAATGGAAAAGCAACAAATTAGACCCATAATCGTTGATGCAGACCAGCGTAGTTCTAGGTGGTTTGAGGCTAGATTAGGAAAAGTCACTGGCTCACAGGTTAGCCGTACGATGAGTTATATGAAGTCATCTATTACTAAAGGTAAATTAAAAGATGCCGAAATATATCATTTAGAACACAATATGCCAGTTGAAATACTAGAACGGTTACGCGATGAGTTCCCATTTGAGTTTATTCTACAGGCTAATTTGTTATTAGTAGAAAGTGAAGATCGTGCTAACTATCGAAAAGGTATCGTTGCAGAACGTATTACTGGTCAGACAGCCGATCAAGACCCATTTATCACTAAATCTATGCAGTGGGGGATATATAACGAAAATATCGCTAAAACCATGTATCAACTTAAGAGTGAGAATATAGTTACTGATTCTCCATTTATGATTCACCCAGAATTAGCGTGTGGTGCATCACCAGACGGTAGCGTAGTAGACAAAACTACTGGAGAAATAGGTAATATAGAGATAAAATGTCTTAACTCAGTTAACCATCTTTATAAGATCATATTACACAAGACAGTCCCTAGAGAGTATATACCTCAGATTCAGATGCAAATGTTCATAAATAGTGCTGATTGGTGTGATTTTATAGGTTTTGATTCAAGAGTTAAAGAGGGGCTACGCCTGTTCATACAGCGTGTCGAACGAGATAACTTGTACATAAACTATGTATTAGAACCTAGTATAAAACGATTCTTAGATGAATGTGATGCTGATTACAAACAATTCATAGCCATCATGCTAAGCAAAAAAGGCGAAAGTGAAGAAACACCAACCGAAAAAGTTCTATCACAGTTTGCTATCGAACCACTAATAAAGGAGTAACTATGGAATATAATACGCCGAGTGATGAAATATTCAACGATATAAAAGAAAAAGCCATTGATATATGGGAAACATATGATGATACTTATGGATACGCAAGTGAGAAAATAGATTATATTAACCGGTTAACTAATTACAGATCAAATTATGGAACGATCGTAGGAATGTTCGATCATAAAAACCAACTTAAACTATTATTGAATGTATCATCAGAAGCACGAGATATGATTATGAAATGGCTAGGCTATAATGAGTGAAATGTTTAGTGTACCAGTAAGTTTTGATTCAGCTAACCGCCGCAAAGATCGGTCAATACGTATGTCATTCTCGAGTATGTACGAAATGAATACCGAGGATTACATGGAGATCGACAAACAATTACAACAATCAGGGTGGTTAGTGTTTTCCAGCAAGGCCGTGAGTGAAGTCGACATACCAGATGAGGACTTTGATACCGATATTTCTAAGTCGCAGAGTACTCAAATAAGAGATGTGTTGTGGGTGTGGTACAGGGCTAAAGGTAATAGGCCAGAGGATAAAAACTCATGGAACGCATTCTATCGACAAAATATGCAGGTATTTAAGAATAGAATATTAGAGGAAGTAAGAAAGTTAGAGGAGAGCAAATAACTATGGATATAAACCAAATAGAACTAGAAGAATATAAAACCTTTAAACCTAAAGTAGAGGAATGATATGGTTAAATACAAAATTGAATATCAATGGCGTTTAGATAAGCTCGTTGATGATAACCATGAAAAGATATATTCGCCAGAAGGTTATCCACTCATATCAGTTTCTAACGGATGGTTTAACGGTGATTTACTGTATGACCATAAAACTAAAAAAGTATATGGGCTGTGCCTAAAAGAAGTTACTGAAGCAGATAACGAATATTTAGAGCAATGCGAAGGTAAGTGGGCTAAAGAGCAAATACCATTCAATATGAATTATAAAGAAGCGATAGAATTTCTACAATCTAAGGGTAAACTGGATAAATAATCATGCTAGACGAAATGCTACTAGATAAGCAAATATACACTCTTACGAGGGTAGGAAGACGACACTTAACTGCATATCAACTATGGGAGTTGTGGCTATACTCATGAAATTAGACCCAGCTGATAGTGCATATAGTAAGTATGTACGCCTATCGCAAGGTAAGTGCCAGCGTTGCGGATCTTCGGTAAGGTTTAATGATAATGGAGATCCTGTAAGCCACCAGTTATCACATTTTCAAGGTAGGCGCAAAGAAAACACCAGATACGATCTTGAGAATACTGATTGCCTATGTGGAGGTTGCCACAAATACTTCACATCTATGCCATTTGAACACGTACAGTGGCAGATTAAAACTAAAGGGCAACAAACAGTCGATTTAATAATATTAAGATCTAATCAGTACTGTAAAAAAGATCGAAAAATGCAGCAGATGATATGGGAGAAAGCCTATAAAGATCTAAAGAATGAGCAGTTTTAACAAAAGCACTATTGACATTATCGAAGCGTTAGCGTACAATAGTAACTAGATCAAACCCAGTAGGACGAGATCGATGGACGACAGGATAGAGATAGACCTACGCCGAAACTCTGAAAAGGCACTCGACCATCTAAATAACAAAATAAACAAAGGAGAACAGCAATGTTCACAATAAAAGACAATACACAGACAGTAAAAACATCAATAAAAGTAAACTTGGAGAACAAATAAATGAGTAAAAACGAAACACCAATCGTTAAAGAACCAAAGACAATCAAAGTACGAACAGTAGTTATTTCACTAATCGTAGCAGCAGCTATTGCAGCATCATTCGTAGCTGGTTGGAACTATAGAAGTTACGATCAAGCACGTGTTCAAGCCGAAGCAGCAAGCCTAGTTAAAAATTTAAAATAGAGCCGTTAAAAGCACCTGTAACGGTTTCAGAAGTCAAGGTGGACACATTAACAACTAGTACGGTTATAGCGCCACAGAGCGATCCTAAAACACTCACAGGATGTGATCTAGTCAACAACTATGATTGGGACACTGCTACTGCGAGGGCAGTGTGCCTAGCTGAGAGTAACGGAAACGTAAACTCTTATAATGTGAATACTAACGGCACTGTGGATAAAGGTTTAATGCAGATAAACTCATGCCATGCAGACTTAATAGGTGATAAAGACCTATACGACCCTAAAGTCAACATGGATATGGCTTATCAGATCTATAGAGGTAGTGGCTGGAGAGCATGGAGCGCTTATAATAACGGTTCGTATATAACTAAACTGTAACTTAACAAATCGGATTGAATATCATCAGAGGCGGTCAGCATCACCTATACGATACAGTAATATCGTGGGAGTAATGCCTTACCAATCGCCCAAACTGTTTACTGACAGGGAGGAGACAATTGACTAACTGACCATGACTGAGGGTATTCAATCCCCAATATAGCAACAGAGTTGTTGGCGATAGGAGTAATTCAGTTGGTTAGAATCCGAAGTAGTTGTAACCCATTTTATAACTTATCGGTGTCGGCGCTTCGATAACGCCCTCAATGGCTATTGCCAACAGTTCTTTTGCTATATGTAAACTAAGAAAGGATAAATAATGAAATATAAAGGTTGGAGAATTATGGCTGTCGTAAATATGCCAAGAGTTTTTGAAATCAAAGACCTCTATGAATCTGGTATTGAATATGGTTCAGAAATAAAAGTTGTACCTGCACTTAAAGTATCAGAATACAAACCATCAAAATACTTGGCTGATAAAAATGGTATAAGTTTAGATAGTTATTCGATAAGAGGTCTTAAAAAGTTAATAAAACTAGAACTTAAGGAGTCTAAATCACTATGAACAAAGAATTAGATAAAGACATGTACGTACCAATCTATAATATTATCGCTGATATTGCCACCGAGTCGTATGATGATGGCTGGTGTAATAGTAATGCAGATAAGCCACATGATGGGCCAAACTACGATGAAGTTGCTACAAAAACTATAACCATTATTAAATTATTAAAATCTAATATTGAAGCGTTTTCAGCCGAATCATATAAACAAGGTTATATTGATGGAAGTATAGAACAGGTTAATAATCATATAGGTATTGGTGTTAAAAATATAGAAAGTAAATTATGAGCAAACACTTATTTGTTGATAGTAATAGCCTACATATTGGCGAACCTAAAACTAAGGAAACTGAATGGCAAAATATAACCCATTGGGAATACTTCAAAAAGCGTGTTCAGTTCTGGAAGTATAAATTGCATAGAACGATGGGACGACCAATTTTAATGCGATGGAGGTAAAAATAACCATGCCAACCAATAAACCCAACATAGAACCAGTTATGATCAACTTACAAACAAAGGAGAGACCAGTATATAAAGGAAAGGAGTTTATGCAGGGTGAACGAGTCGGATTCGCTGGTATATTAGCATCAGAATCTAGAATAGGTACATTCAATGAATACATAAACGACCATCTAGTTAAAGTATGGTATGGCGACCATTACGAGCAGAATCATATAAGGAATATTTTTAAGTTAAACCTAGAGGGGGAAATGAAATGAGCAAACTAG